CGTACGAGGGGATGGTTCGGTACTTGTATGATGAAGCCGTTCTGAATGAGTCTGCGATCAACCTCCCGGAATGAGAGTCCACGTGCGGCCAAATCGCCGGCCTCTATGCGGATACAATCCTTGATCTCAACATTGGTCATGCCCACGAAGCGTGGACTATCCCGTCGCCAGCGTCGGCCAATGATGTGCGGCTCGGCGGCGGATGTAGCCAGAAGCTCAATCGCCGAGAAGACGATCTCATTCCCCGCATAACCCTTGCGGGCAAGATTCGCGTAGGTCTGCGCGCCGCCAGTCATGGGAGTCTGCCAGATTGCCGTCGTGCCTGCCACGCCAGTCGGCGGCGGCCCAATGAAATTCCGAACTGCGTCAGCTATCAGGCCCATGTTCGGCCTCCTTGTCCATCCGCACAGCCTGTACGATAATACCTGGACCAAGCTTTAGCCCTTCTACGAAGCAACCTTGGCCCATATCAGTGAAGGCAACAAGGGTATCATAAGGCGTACCATCCAACCCCTTGCTGTTTATGAAGCCGTCACCAAGCAGGTAAGGCGCTGGCAGTGTAACAGTGATCTGGCAACCTTCAAATCCTTCCCCCTTGAGATGTAGCAATGCGTTCATGGGTCCTCCTCCTCGTGTCGTGCATAGACGACATGCCTTGCTGGTTGAGAATTTGGCATTCCGTAGGCAGGATAATAACCGTCCCATTCTGTCAGGATTGTTTCCTCCTCTTCGATGGGCACAAGTTTATAGCCCACGAATGCAGGTTTCAGATCAACGCCTTCGCGCACGACACTTTCTACAATAAGAGTAGGAATCTCTCCTACCCGCAATCTCAAATCCAGACCAGTCACAAAGGTAAGATCAATGCCTAGCGCTTCACCTATAGCTTTCCCCAGAGATTCACTATGCGCCAATCTAGCCATTATTGCTTTTTCCTCCTTGCATCGATGCCAGGGCCAGATCAGGCCCTTCCAGCAGCAAGCAAATGCCCATCGGCTATGCGGGCCTGCTGGATCGCTCTCTGGCGGCGGGGGAGGCGGGGGCATTGCGGAACGTCGCCATAGGGGATTGGGAGCGGGATAATCGCCGGGCATTCGACGGAAGAGGGCTAGTGCCCACAGTTCAGCCGCAGTCATTCTTCTATATCCTTCAGTCTCGCCCATCTCATATCCCCCTCGCTTTCTCAAATACTTCCGCCTCGAAGCCGCATCTGGATTCAAGAAACCAGCGGATATGGGAGCCAACGTGAATGTAGATGTTCCGTTCCCTTCTTGGATCAACAGGAATTATGTAGTTATCGAAGCTGATATCCTTTCGCCAGCCTAATCTCTTCCTGCATTCTGGACACAGAAACATCACATCGACCTCACTCCCTCAAACACGGCGACGGCGATCCCCGCCGCACCAGCCAGCAGGATGAGCAGCAGTCCTATTAGCAAGATCACGATAATAGCCACGGCGACGACCTTGCAGTCCTCGCCATCCACGACGGAGCCAATGGCGGCCAGGAACTTAGACGAAAAAGACACCGACCTCCTCCTCATTCCCTTGCTGTCTCATCGCTCGATCCAGCGCCATGACCAGCGCCACGATGCCGTCTATTTTGTTCTGGGCATTCGACTTGTCAGGCTTGAGGTTGCCCGCCGGATCGGTTTTCACGATCATCTGGTCAGCCATCCAGCGCAGGATGGGGTTCCCGCCATGATGTATCTTCTTCGCTAGCAGGCGGCGCTCGAACTCGCGCATCGGACCCGCCATCGAATAGAAACCCATCCCGAACCCAAAGACAGTCACATCTTGCGCCTGTAGGTCTGTACCCACTTGATAGCCTTGGAATAGCCGGTCGATGTTCATATCCACGAGGCTGTAGGTTTGCGCGTCTTCTAGCACCTTTGCCGTAACATAATTGTAATCGATGGCGTCTCCAGGAGTCACGTCTAGCCAGCCATCCCGAGTCCAGACCTGATATTGATCACGATATCGGTTGTCAGCAGCGTACAGACGAGCCTCTGGACACCAGAATCGGGCCAGAACGTCAATTCCATCTGGATCATCCTCATGGGGAAAGAGCATTAACCAGGCCGTCAAATCCTTGACGGATGATAGGTCAAGTCCACCATAGCAAGGTCGGCCTTTCAGCGCTTCAGCATCCACTTCGCCAGCATTCTCATCCCAGAGATTCATGTCTATCCAGCGCGTCGATTGCTGCGTCCACTGATTCAGATAATAGCGCCGGAAATCGTTCTGCGCCGTCGGCATGTGCTCGGCCTGCCGCGCCTCATCCCGAATTTCATCAATCATGCGGAACGGGCCGCCAGGTATGGGCTTTTCACCATCCCGCATGAGGGCGGGATTGCAGGCATACCAGACATCCTCGTCCAGCCAATCGACATCTTCTGGTGCCGCCCGGATATAGGCAAAGAAGGTCGGGTCGTCGATAATGCCATCCAGGACTTGCCGGGCATACTGGTGAAGTTCATAGCAAATGCTCTCTCTATCGAAACCCGCTGTCGTAATCACGATGGTGAGTGGCTGTCGGCGCGTGCCCCGCGACTTCTGCAAGACATCCCATAATTGGCGATCAGGCTGGACATGAAGCTCATCGAAGATGATGCCGTGAGCATTGAAGCCATGCGAGCCGCGAATGTCGGCTGGGATGGCCCGGTAGAAGCTCCCCATCTTCGGGTTGATGATGCGTTTCGTCGAGTCGATGATCTTCGCCCTGGCCGCAAGCGCTGGGCATTGCCGCACCATCTCCGCCGCCCGCGCAAAGACGAGGCTCGCCTGATCACGATCCGCCGCCGCGCCATAAATCTCCGCGCCGACCTCGCCATCAGCGAACAAGAGCAAGAGGGTGATAGCAGCAGCGAGGTCAGTCTTTCCGTTCTTCCTGGGGATTTCGATATAGCCTATTCGGTATTGCCTCGTGCCATCGGGGTTGAGCGTACCAAACAACGGGCGGATGATATCATCGCGCTGCCAGGGCATGAGGATGAAGGGTTGCCCAGCCCAGATGCCCTGCGTGTGCGTCAGACGCCGCTCAATGAAGTTAACAGCATGTTCAGCCGCCTTTTCATCGATCCGTGTCTCTATTGCCGTCGTCAATCCAACCCCTCATCATCGTCATCGGGCGGTTTGGGAACGGATATCCGCGTCCGGCTCGCTGGCGTCAGGCCAAATTCCTGGCAGAAAGCCTTGACCAGCAGGGCGTTCTGCTTGGAGATCGTCGCGTAGGGACTGATCTGGAAATAATCGCTGTCCTTCGCTTTCAGGATGGAGCCGATTTTGCTCAGCATCGCTTCCGCCTCAACGTAACGAGACCACGCCTGGCAGTAGGTGGCCAAGGCCGCCCGATCCACGACGGTCAAGAGCCTCAGGCGGTCGAGTTCAGGGATAACCCGCTGCCATTCCTTGCGGGCCTCCCCCTTCAGCCACCGGGGGCACGAAGGCCGCTCGCGCCGGGGCTGCGGCTCGCGCTTGTTGAATGTCCGCTTGCTAGGATTGCCATGCAGTAAGCGGATATTCGTTGGCTGCGGTGCTGGCCCGCGTCTACCCACCGAGCACCGCCTTGCGCCCCGTGAACTGCTCCCAGCGCTTGACCGCCACGTCGACGTAGTGCGGTTCTATCTCCATCCCATAGCAGCGACGCCCCAGGCGTTCGCAGGCGATCATGGTGGTGCCGGAACCAAGGAAGGGATCGAGGATGATTTCACCCGCAATCGCATGGTTGCGAATGCAGGGCTCGATGACCGCAACGGGTTTTTGATTGGGGTGCAGCGTCTCGGTTCCCGCGACCTTCTTGCCGTCGTAGTCAATTTCCCAAACCGTCGTCTGATTACGCTCACCGAGGAATGGCGGTTCATTTCCCTCCCGCCAGCCCATCAGACACAACTCATGCCGCCAATGATAATGACCTCGCCCGAAGGTGAAATGGGGCTTGACCCACACGATTTGCCGGTGATAGATGATTCCAGCAGCAGCAGCAGCAGCAGCAGCAGCAAAGTACCCCTGCGTCTTCTGTGCGTGCCAGAGATACCACGCCGCGTTCGGGCGAGCACCAAGAACAACGGCCCTGATAGTACCCTCTAGCCACGATTGAAAGGCGGTTCCTTCTTGGGCGTCATTGGCGATAGGATCAAACTTATGCGGCCTCCTGGCGGGTCGAGCATCATGTTCGTAAGAAATACCATAAGGCGGATCGGCCATAATAACGGATGCCTTCGCCCCCGCCATTAGCCGCTCCACATCCTCCGCCCTCCTCGCGTCCCCACACAACAAGCGATGGTCGCCGCACAGCCACAGGTCGCCCATCTTGCTGACAGGCTCCTCGGGCACCTCTGGCACGTCATCGGGATCAGTCAGGCCATCCTTCGGCCCGATGCCTGCCTCCTTCGCCAGAGCGTCCAACATCACCCGCATCGCGTCGCTCTTGGTAGCCACGTCCTTCAGCAAATCTGCCAGCGCGTCCTTCGCCGCAACCGCCATCCCTGCCAGCGGGTCAAGGGTCGCTAGGATCAGAGTCTCCTCCTCTTCGCTCAGGTCAACATAGACAACGGGCACCGATGGTTCGCCCCGGCTGATTGCCATCGCTACCCGCAGGTGGCCATCAACGACGAAGCCCGTCTGCTGATTTACGATGACTTCCTGCACCCAGCCGACCTCGGAGAGAACGCCAGCCAGGGCGTCTTGCTGGGCCTTCGGATGGATGCGCCAGTTGCGGGGATTGGCAAGCAACTGATCGGGGGCTTCCTCGCCATGCCCCACGATGCGGCTGCGCCAAGGGACGGCGACTGTGGTCACTCGTTACTCCCCCTTAGCAAAACCTGCGGACGCGAAAGCGCGGC